CTTACAAATTGATCTGACAAAGGTTCTATCTGTACATTCTGCACATCATCAGGTAAAGCGGTTTTACCCTCAGCTAAAAAAGTTAAGGTTGTAGCATCTATACTAGGCTCAAAAAATGCATTATAACTATGTACTTCAAACTCATAAGTTCCTAATTCACTATCAAATATTTCAAAAACAGGACTTTGTACAATAGTAGTTTGAAAACTTCCATTATTAAATTTATGTTTTACTGAATACTGTGAAACACCTGATACTGGTTGCCATGAAACGATTAGCTTACTTACTGCTCTATCACCAAGAACTATAATCCTTTCTTCACCTGCAATATTACTTGGTGCTGGTTTTGGTTCTACTAAATTTGTAATAACAGGTATTGTGATTGATGCACCATCTTCAACAAAGGCATATTTATCTGGATTATGAAACATAGCTGCAATTGTAAATAAATTATTATCCTCTTTAACAGATATAACTTTAAAATCTTCAGTTTCAGTTGTTGCTCTTACTAACAACCACATCCCATTAGTCTGAGGCGCAGAACTATAAGCACTATCAACTGTAATAACAGAACCAGATATTGTAGATATTGTTTTTGTTTGCAATGTTCCATCTGTAAGGATGACTGACAACTGATCGCCACTTGCTGCCTCTGTAGGTAAATCTTTTGTATTATCGACAGTAATTGCTGTTGTTGTTGCTGATGATATCCTTCCTGATCTTCGCAACCCACTACGCACAGGATCTTGAACAGTAATAATATCTCCAGGTCTTATAAGAGAACCTGCATCTGCTGTCGTTGTAAATGCAACTGTTTCTGTCTCATTGTTTTGAGTGTAAAGATGCCACAAGCCCATCCTTCGTGCTTGTGCTTGATCACTGCATCCTATTGCTTCTATATTTTTCACAACTACACCATATTTCGATTGATTAGCAGTAGTATCTTCTACAGTTTCATACTCAAATGTTCTAGTTTCATTCTGAAAATATTTAACATTTACCACTGTATCTTTTGTAGTCTGACTAACGCCTGTATAAACAAAACCATCTTCAGTTACATTTGCATAAGAAAAAAAATAGCTGCTTGCTGTTGGTCTATCTTGTGAAAGTGTAATTTTGCCATCTTCATAAAATAATGAGGCTCTCATTATTGAGGCAATTTTATTTAATAATGTATATGCCTGATGACTGCTTTGAATAACAATATTGCAACTAAATCTTGGTGATGTACCGCCTTGACCATTATCAATTAACTCAGAGTTATATTCTGATGCTGAATAAAATGCAAATTTATCTATTTCATCTTCAGTTACAAAATCACCAAAACCTGCCCTCGATTCTGTAATTATGTCATAAAGTACCCAGGCTGGATCATTGCAATATTCTTTAGCAGTTTTAAGTGTTCCATTGAAAGAACCACTAAACGACAAGCTACCATCAGACCTTACAGTTGCATTGTGTGGAATTTTTACTAATCTTCCACGCACTCTATAAGTACGTTTTGGTATAGACCTAAATATTTCTGAGTCAAATCTCAATGCAGAAACAGCAGTATTTAGAAATGCACTTGGATTAAAAACTAATTCAGTTATTGATGTTAGTTCAAATGCATTAAGTAATAAATTATCTGTACTATCTGCTGTTACTCTTGTGACAGTAACAGTAACAGGAAAATCAGAAGTTTCTATATCATCAGGAAAAAATATAATATGATCTTTGAAATATGGAGATGTAGTCTTACCAGTTACTCTACCTCCTCCAGTATGTACATCACGATCTAATCCTGTTAAATTACCAGTTGTATTGATTTTTTTTAGTAATGTATTTGATTGATTTTTTAATTCAATTGTATATTCAACTGTTGTACCAGAAATATTACCATCATCTTCAATCTTCTGTAATCTAGGAAAACCTATAGTAACTCTGACACCTTCAGTAGATGTATCTGTGATAGTTATAGTTTGTGGACTAGCAACCGTAACAGTCACACCTACAGATCTATCCCTTTCTGTTTCTTTTAGACCAGGTATTTTAGTTTGATCTGATGTTCCAAATCGTGGAATAAATCTTGGTCTATTTGAATCAGCAGTACCAAAATTAAAATCAGAATCATCAGGATTTGTGTTAGGTGCTGATTGTTTTAATACTTGTGTATTATTTAAAAATACATCCTTAAGGCTACAAACATTGTAATTATTTGTTCCTTGTGTAAGGCCAGCATTTATAGCGGAAGGAAAACCAGCTATCTCGCCCTCTGCAATCACATCTACTAAAGTAACAAACTGACGAGAGCCAATCTCGCCTTCTTTCATTTCATTATCGTAATATCTTATATTAAGCTGCCCTTCAACATCATTCTTCTTAAATCTAAGACTGTTTGCATCATTAATATTACTTGGAATAGTCATAATTAATCCTTAAATACAGGGGCAGTATCTGTACCTGATGACACGACAATAGATCCAGTGAATACTTCTCCATATATCAATGGTATGCAGACTCCACTTCGTGATACGTTTTGAATACCACTAAATGAATAATTTACTCTTGCATCTGTTTCACTTAATCCACTACCTACATCACCTACATTTGGTTGTTGCTGTGGAAATAACATATTAGTTACACCACTTATAGCCATTGATGTTCCAATAGCTGTTAGGACACTTCCAATTGCAACAAAAACTGCACCACCAATAGCGGTTGCAGCAGCACCAGCACCAAAAAATGCAGCAGCAACCCAAAACCAAGCACCAGATACTATAGGAATAATTCTTATATCTCCCTCACTATGCACTAATAAATCATCTTCTGTTTTTACAACATCATTATTTATAGTTATACGATACATATTTTGTTGTAAATGCTCATTTATGTAAGGATGATTACATACAAGATATTTATACACATCTTTCATATTTTTTACATTTGCATAATTTACATGCCATCCAACTAACTCTGCTAATCTTCCATAAACTTTTATTTTTCGTAAACATTTTTCATCTTCTGTTCTATCTCTATCTATAAATTTATCTCTAGTTAGCATTGGCTTATACTTTTTTGGTTTTAATTCTTCTACACGATCTTTTTGAGGATCAAAAATAAACCAAGATAATCCAAGAAAATCACAATTTTTCATATCCTCCTCTGAGGCTGTTAAATCTCCATTTGGATGAGAATGACAGATATGTAAAACTGTTCCAGTTTCCTCTGCTTTTGCATAATCTTCTGGATCTATTGTAAAACTATTTGCACCTTCTATAGCTATATTTTTACAAGGATAATATTGTTGAGTACCATTTACATCTATGACAAGACCACAAGATTCTTCTGGTAAAGAAACTTTTGCGTGATGTAAAGCTTGTTTTTGCCAAGTATTCATGCAAACGTACCAACAGATGGAAAATCTTTTCTTGTAATTATTCTCTTAGGTGCATTACGATTTTGCAAGTCTAAAGATGAAGTGCATTCAAATTCCACAAAATCTTTACTTTCTACAGTTTTTCTATCTATAAAAAATGTCTGGTTTTCATATGTATTATTAGCAGGTGTACCGAATGGATTTGCACCTGATTCGAAGTTAGCGTTATCTAAAAATTTAAGCAAAGTAACAATTCTTTTAAACTTTGCACCATTTAAATCATTTTTTGGCGTAGTAAGGTTTGCTTGCGTCATTAATGCAGTCACAGTAGACAATATATTACTAATCCTTAATGTAGGTCTTGGCCTAGAAGTTCTTGTTGCTTGATATTCAAACCCATTTGCTTCTATAGGTATTCTTGTGTATGTATTACCTTGAAAAACAACATTAAATGTTGTATTCATGTTTATGCCATTATGAAATCTACTTACATCACTACTACCATGTAAAGCAGAAACTAAATGTATTTCAAAAAGTTCTATTTTTGCACTAGGATTTGCTTTTTGTAATTCTTCAGTAGGTATAGCCATTATGGTTCAAATACCTCCTCAAATGTAGCTGATATAGTTGCACGATTAGCAAAATTTATAGTTTTATTCCATTTTTTACAGACAAATTGAGAAGCACCTGTTTTTGTTACTGTACAATCACCAGATGTAGTTGCACTTGCACTTGCTGTTATAACAAAAGTATTTGCGTTAGTTAGTGAAACTACAGAGAAATTACCATCAGTTGCACTACCAGAAGTAAAATCAACAGTTATAGAGTCATTAGCAAATAATTGATGATCAGTAATAGTTATTGTTATTGTTGTACCGCTTTGACTATATGTGCCTGTTTTTGAGTAATCCTCACCAGGAGGTGTGAATGTAAATGATGCCTGATCTAATGCTCTTTCATTTAAAAAATATTCAATTGTATCACTTTCCGCTTCTGTAATATTTTTAAATTCAAGATTATAATTTTTAGGATTTTGATGTGCTGCGATACCTATTAGCTGACGCTGCTCAAATCCATCAGCATAGCGTATGGTTTTTATATTAGGTTGACTTATTTTACGTTGTCCAAATGAAGGATTAATTGAAGGAAAAGTAGCCATAATTATGCGTTAGATAGTAGTCCACCAGCACGTTTTTGTGCAATCAATTCAGCTTGTATAGCTTGAGCTAATACATTACCAAATTCATTTGCCTGACCAGTATCTCCTTCTACAGAAGAACCTGATGCATCTACGTTTACAACAATATTAGTAGATCCTCCACCAGTTGACTCAACTCCTAAATTACCAGTACGACCTCTTTTTAAAGGTAGTATTGCTTCTGCACCTGCCTCTCCCATTAAACCTATACCATTAGCAAAAGGAAAAACTGTAGGCTTGTTTACTATGCCACCTTTTGCGTAAGCTTGCATTTTTCCTTGTCTACCAAAAACACCACCTGTAGCATTGAAATCAAGACCTAAATTAAAAACTTTATCTAAACCTTTAACAATTGGCATCATCACCTTTTGTCTTATTATTATTCTGTTTATGTCTTGAATAAGTGATCTTGCAAAATCATTAAAATTTAACTTACCTGTCATTGTAAATTCTACTAATGCATCTTCCATTCCTTTAAACGCACTAGCAAAAGCGTCTTGTATTTGCTTACCAAGATCTTTTATTGTATTTAAATAATCCTGTGCACCACCTTTTAATGAATCAAAAACTAATTTTGATTTTTTATCTAAATTTTCTGTTTCATCTGTAATATTTTCTGTTTCTTTTTTTATGCCTAAAAGTGTGTCTAATTTTTCTTTTAAAATTTGTATCTCAGCTTTTAATTTTTCTTTATCATCATCTTCTATCTGTTTTGGAATACCACCTGTAACCGACCCTCCTCCTTCAATTTTAAAACCTCTTTTCAGTGTTTTTTCTAATTCTTTTATTTCTAGTTTTAAATTTTCAATTCTTATTTTATTCGTAAATTCAACAAAAGATTTAATTGCTGGATTTATCGCCTCTACTATTTTTGTGAATGTATCTTGAAATTCTGATCCTATAGGTTGCAAAAGTTGACCAACATTATCTTTTAACTCAGTCATAGCTGTTGTTAATCTATCACCCGCTGCTGCTGGACTATCAGCAAGAATTTTTGCATTTTCTCCATACTTATCAAATAAATGTTCAGCAAAACCCATAAAATCATCTAATGTAACCTTGCCTTGCTCTAATGCCTTATCTAATTCAGCAGGTGTTTTGT